TTTTTTGAAATATATTTTCCAGATTCATAACATATAAAGTTGCCAAATAAATCAGCTGCTACTACTCTTTTAATTCTTTTCTCTATAGTTAAAGGATTATTCATATTTCCTTTTGCATTAGTTACTCTAAGATTAGAAAAGCTATTATCTGTTTTAATAGTATTGATATGATCTATTATTTCATCATTTCTAAGATCTCTTCCTAGAATATATTCCATTATTATTCTATGAGCTTTATATTCTTTTCCATGATCTTTTCCGATAATAATATTAATATACCCCTCTTGACTCATTGTACATAAAATCCTATGATTTCCTCGAATAATTTTCTTAATAAATCCTTCTTTACATACATATAATCCTGGATACTTCCAATGTTCATACCATTCATAATCATCTAAGTTTCCAGAGTACCCTATTAACTTAAGAGCCTTTTCTTTCTTAGATTCTCTTGATCTTTTCCAATAATATCCTTTATATTTACATTTATTATAAATAGATACAACAATCTGATCTATATTATATCCCTTATTATTTACTCTGTTTATAGTAAATAATTCTTCTTTATTATCACCTAAAGCAACATATTCCATTAATTTATCTTTAGAAATATATCTACGTTTTCCTTTTACTATACTATTATTTATTGTTTGTGTTGTCCATTCAAGATTAAATAAACAATTATTTTCTGAATTATGATCTATATGATTTACTACACTATAGATAATTGGATCGGGATTAATTAAAAATGTAGAAGCTACTAATCTATGCAATCTTATATCTAATCTTTTCTTATTATCACTAAAAAGATGTATTGAATAGTAATTTCTAATTTTTAATAATTTTCCTGTTTCTATGTTTTTAATCTGTCCTAATTTATTAATATAATAGATATTTTTTACAGTATGTCCATTAGAATGAGTATACTCTATTGGGATAAATTCGTTTTCAGGAAGATCTGGATACTTCTCTACTCTTCTTAAGAGAGGAACACCTTTAGAATCTGTTTCATCAAGGTATAGGTTACTATTATTCACCTTGTTCTGTGATATAGAGGATTCTATAGCTCTGTTTTCTGAGTTTGATAAATTACTTTTCATTATTTTTATAAATAAAACATCACTCATTATAATTCTTTTGAAAAGGGATCTCGGGAATAATAAAGTTTGCAACCTCTATTACTTCCTACTATCCCTAAAAAATTATAATGAAAAGTAAAAAGAACATTAGATCGATCTATAAATATTTCTTTTATAAATTTTTCTAATGTTCTTTCATATATTAGGTTTTAACCTTTCTCTAAGTGCATTTTTATCATTTCATATTATCACTAGCTACTTTTTCAGCTAATCTTAAGTATGATATGCAATTATAGTATTCCGAGTCTTCCTCTGGATATACTATTTCAGATACACTAAATATTTTATCTACTTCTTTTTCTACTTCAGGATCATGGAGATATTTTTTCATAAAATAACTTAATCCTCCTAAAACAATAATACCATCATCTAAAGCATCAAGTACCTCTCCATAATTTTTATCTAAATATTGAAAAACTTCGATAATATATTTTTTTGAAAACTCTTCAACTTGTCTAGATAAATCTATTGTTTTTCCTCTGCGTTTTAAAACTCCAGTATCTAAAATTACTTGGCCTTCTTTAATTGAAATTGATATCGAATAATTTTTATATAGATAATCAACGAGATCGTAAACTATTCTAATTACGCCAGAATCTTTTACTCCTACAGCAGCACCTGCTGAAGAAGTACCGTTGATAATACTACAGAAATCTAAAGTTTCAAATCCTCCATCAAGTATTAATGCATTTCTTAATTTGACATCATTACGTCTAGAAGCTTCACGAACATTTAACCCATATTCATTATAGGTATATTTACACGATAAGCCTTGGCAAAAACAATATATATAATCTTCTTTATTTATATTTAATGTTTCATATAAATAATCTAATAATTCATCTACGTTATCATTGGTATTAAAAGCCATTGATAAACCAATAGCTAATTTATCAAATGCATTTATTCCTTCATCTCCACCATATTTTTTTATTAAATATGACAACCATGGGGCATAAACTGCTTTTAGATCTTCAAAAGTTTCAAGCTTAAGTAAATAAGATCTAGGTACTTTTAATGCTGCAGGTCCTAATACATAATAATCTCCTCCTAATGGAAATACCATATCATCATCACTTTCAAGTGGTTTTTCAGGGAGTTTTGCTGTTGCACTAATAAACTTTTCAAATTTTATTAAACCGTTGGAATCCTTAAAAGAACACTTAATAGCAGAAAAACCAACATCAACACTTAAAATTCTCAAATTGCTCATCTTTTATAATTTTCTAAAATTTGTTCGTAAGCCTTTATTATATTCTTATCAACTTTATACTTCTTGAGATCCCCTAGAACAGTACTGGTTAAGAAATTAAATGGTACATGTGGAAGAAGTGCAGTATATCCAGATGTAACCATACCAACCGAAAAGTGTTCTGTTGGTTGATTAAGTGCTACTACGACAATCTGAGTTAATCCTGACTCTCCCGTAGTATCTTTATAAGCAAATACTAAATCTCCAGCGAGTAATGAACTATGAATACTAGCCCATAAATCATTTGCTACAGACATTGCATTATCCCATCCCCATACTCTTCTTTTCTCTAGAAATTCATAATCTTTTTCCGACATTTTTTCACTCTCCATCGGATTCGAGTTTTTCTTTGTCTTTTCCATCACTTAAAATATAAATTAGTATATAATAATAATCTGCTTCTTCACAATCAACTTCTTGAATTCCAACTACATCAATATTAGAATAATCTCCCCAGGTCTTTACTACTTTTGATAGTGATCCTAGAATATGTGCTAAATATTCAGGAGTATCTTGATATTTTCTAGCTTCGAATAGAATATTATAATAAATCCATTCACCAGCCTCTCGATTTCTTTTCTTTGTTTCTAAAAATCTCAATCCTATTCCTGGAGTTTTATCTATATAATCATATTCTAAGATTCGTTGGGTTAATTGATTTTGAATTTCTAATCTAGTATTTCCTTTTAATCCAAGAAGTCGTTTTATATCGTTATTGTATTCCGGAACTGCCATAACCTGATCCTCCTCGTTCTGTTTCATCAAGTTTACTAACTTCCTCTAATTCCATATGAGTTACTTCTGCACAAACCATCTGAGCAATTCTTTCTCCATGTTCTACAGTTACCTCTACAGGACTAAGATTAACTAAAATTACTCCAATTTCTCCTCTATAGTTTGAATCTATAGTGGCTGGTCCATTTAAAACTCCTAATCCTTTTTTAAAGGCTTCTCCAGATCTAGCTCTAACTTGGATTTCAGTTCTAGGGGGAAGTTGAACATATATGCCTGTAGGAACTAATTTTCTTTCTAACGGTTTTAATGTAAATTCTTCACCGATATTTCTAAGGTCCATTCCAGAATCTCCAGGCTTTGCATAACTTGGAAGTGGAAATTTTGATTTATTAATAATTTTTACAACCATGATACTGTATTACTATAAAATGTTTTATTACCTATACCTAAAAAATGTTTTTGTTCACGAGAATCAGTATATACATTTACATCCCCAATAAAGTCTTTAATAATTGTATAACACCAATCTCCATGTTCTACTAAAAAATCTGGCTTATATTTTAAAACTTCGTCAAGATAAAATACTCCAAAAGTCCCAGAATCTACACAATATCTTCCAATAGTTTCCCTCTGATTAACTAATTTTTCAAGATTAATCTGATTTTCAATTGAAGGATTATCGTAAAGATTATAGTAAGCTTCTTCAATATCATCTATGAATTTTTCAAGCTCAAGTAAGCCAAGAATATTTTTTAGTTTTGATACTTTCCATCTTCCATCTCCAACTCCAGTATCTTCCCAAATATAATTATCAGAGAATCCTACTTCTTCCGAGATAGTCATATTATTATAATTAAATCCGTTTCCCCAATCCTTATTTTCTGCAATATAGCAGGGATCTGTGATAATAATCGTTCCGTTAAAATTCATAATTTATACTTTTTTCTTGTTCTAAACTTAAATAACCAAGATGTTCCAGAAATAAACTTTACTTGTCCAATTACATCAGGTCCTTTATACATTTCATTAATATTAGTTGAATAAACATTAAATCCATAGTTTTCAGGGCCAAGACAAGTTCTAGGTTTTATCAATTCTCCAGATGCTATTAAAGATTGAAGAGTTGACATTAGATAATCATAATCTTCTGGTAATAGATAAGTCGGTTTTTCTAAGTCCTCCAGTGCTAAACAATAATAAACTGGGAGACCTAGATATACCGTTTTTCCTTTCTGTTCAAATATAAGTAATCTAGTTTCTTTTTCATATCTTACTTTAATTGGAATCGGAAAGTTTGTTTTTACTGTATTATCAGAAAACTCTACTAAGGAATTATATATTTCTAGAATATCATTTTGTAGAGTAGTCATTGTAATTAATCTTCAGAAGTTGCACAAAATACTTTAATACCCATCTGATCTAAAAGATTATAGATCTGAGTAGTAATAGCTGGTGATACAGATCCAGTAGTATTCTTAATTTTATCCATATTATTTAACAATAATGTAAATGGATTTTTAACACCACTTAATTTATTAGGATCAAACAAACCAGACTGTTCTACAATCTGCCTAAGGATAGCTGGAATTTCAAGACCTTCACCAGGAATAATTTTAGTTGCAGTTGGGTAATCATATTGCATAAAGTTGTAATCGATTACATTCCACTCTACTACATCACCTGTCGGGATACCGGTTGCATTTTCTTCATCATCAGCTACATTTTGAATCTGAACAAGATAACCAACTTGAGCTAACCAATAATTAATGCAAGAAAAATCCTTAGTACTCATTGTAGTTTCTGAATTAATAAAGCTTACTAATTCAGCGTTACCAATACTATTTTCGAAATTTGCTAAATTATTCTTTAAAAAACCCTTAACAAATTCCATAACACTTACGCCCATACCTTCTTTATCAAAACGGCTACGAGCAACACAACGGCCTACCATAGAATTCATTTCTTGGGCCGGAATAGAATACAAATTTACTTCAATCATTTTAATGTTATTTTATATAATATTTAATTCGGGGCTATCAACTAATAAGAAAATAGCCCATAAACGCTCTTCAATCAGACCTGACTCAAACAATTCTTTTTCAGATGTAGTAAAATCTCCAATAGTTAAGATAGCTTTATATATTTCTATAAAATCTATCTCCTTACCATTTTTCCAAGATATATACTGATCAACTAACCAAGATTCGAAGGGTGCATTATTCATTTGCTGATAATCAAGAATAATAAATTCATTAATTCCAAATGCATCCTTAAGGAGTTGAAAAATATCTGAAATTCTTGCTCGGTAGGAATATTTAGATACTAAGATTTTATATACTGCTTTCACTGTATCAGTATAATCTGTATCATTTCTTGTTTTTATATAATTTTTTCTTTGCTCTAAATCAAACATTTTCTATCTCTACTTCTAATGGAAATAATCTCTTAATTTCAAACAGTTTTAAATATTTATCATTATATTGATCCATAAAATCTTTCACTTCTTTATAATGATCAAATACCCAATTTCCATTAAGACTATTTAATACCTTTGATTTATCTTCAAGTTGAAATAGGTAAGTTTCAATAGTAATATCATTTCCTGAACCGTGATAGGATTTAGGAGTACTACTTATCCTTTCAATATCAAATATATCTCCCCAAATTGGATCTCTCCAATCTATATCGAGTACGTAAAATATTAATTCTCGAAGAAAAGATAATTCGAATAATTTATTAAATGAGTTTCCTGATCCTTTCCATTCATACTTAAAAGAGTTAACTTTATCTTCCAAGCCCCAAGATTTTATTAAGTCTAAGAGTTCAAGATAAAGTCTATTCCATTCTTCTTTTGGTTTTTCTACAATTATTGCTTCTTGTTTAAATTCCAATAGACTTTTCATAATAACTTCTTAAGATTGTATAACTTGCTTTCCAAACTAAATCTAAATTTCTCACTTGTAAATCTGTTTTAAGGTAAGATCTTAATTGATTATAGTAACTATTAGGATCATTTCTTTCAACACTTCCCAACAATTGATCTATATTAATCCTAGTACTTTCCCACTTAAATCGATCTATAACAAGTAATTTATTAAGATCTAGTTGTTGTTTAATATTACTAAGAGATCCTATATAATTATTCATTCGATCTAGTCTTTCAGTACACATAGGATTTCCACATTTCAAAAGACTTCCATAAACATCTTTTTCTGACATATTATAACCACAGCTACAAGTTGGCCACATAAAATCTCCATTACCTTCAGTAAAAGAATCCCCTACCATTGGAATAGTTGAATTAGCCATAATAATACTTACTATTGCTCCAGGGGTAATTTTCTTTTTTACCATTTTTCCCACACTTCCAGCACTTGGTTTTCTTACTGTACATCCTTTTACTTGAATTGGATCGATTAGAATATTAGCTGACCAAGAATCTTTTCCTTTAGCTACTTGAGAATTCCATTGTATACCTCTTACTGTAGTTTTTAAAGCTTCAGTTCCTGATCCAGCACCAGCAAATTTTAAGGCGCCGAGACATATTCCAAATTCATCATATACTACCCAACCATCATTTAAGAAGTAACCAGTTGAAGTAACTGTTTTATCTGTTTCTGTATATTCTTTATTTCCGGCGCTCATAAGTTCTTCTATAGTCCATACATCGGCAGGGGAAAATAAGATATGTCCATCAGTTTTTGAACATACAGTTTCAAACATTTTTAAAACTTCACGATAGTCTGTTTTTCTTAGTATTTGTCCTTCTATTGAATCATCAGTATAATATCTATAAGCTCTAAGAGTTAATAAATTATTTACCTCAGATTCACAATACTTAGAATTTATTAGTCCATTGGCTCTTTGTCTAGCAGTTTCAGGATCAGTATCAGAAAGTCGATTAATGTCAACTAATGCCTCTGCCTGAATTGCTACTATACCTTTCGGAAATCTTTTTGGAAGGAAGTTTATTAATTTCCAAGTTTGATCTACCCCATAGTTATCCAAATTTAAATTTCCGACTGTAACTATTCTTTTTGGAATACCAGTTGAAGAATCTAAATAAATTGCTATACTAGATCCATCATACTTTAGATCACAGTATTTTCCAGAGTTTTCATTCATAAACTCTGAAAGAGCACTTAACATAGTTTTTTCTTCAACTTTTTTCTTTTTAATTTTTTCTATATAAGAATTTTTTGTCTTAGTTCCTTTTAAGTATGTTTGATAAACATAATCTCTGACAAAAAATCCATCTTCTTGCGCTGCTCTAGCTTCTAACATATCATATACAGCATCATCCATTCCGGTAGGTACTGAATCAATATAATAGTTTTTACATGCAAGAATAAGGTCTTTCCATTTTTCTAATGATTTTTCTGTAATATTATTTGTAACGCACATAAGTTTATTTATTTTTTAATAGCCATCCAATCATTATATCTTGGACTTCTGAGTCAAACATTTCTTTAATATTACTAAAGTCATCTTCTGGTATAAAAGATGAATTAGGTTTTATTGCAACTTCATATTCAACTTCTCGACGATCAGAATATCTAGTAATTATCTTATATCCAAGTTTTACTAAAAATTCTTTCATTTTATCATAATCCCAGTGTATTCCGAAAGGTTTAGACATCATCATATTACTAATAACTAAATCAGTAAGAGGACAATCTGGTAAATCTTCCGGTTCAAAATCGAAATCATCTTCTTGTTCGTCAAAATTAATATTTCCTTCCTCCCCATCATAGAGAGGAAAGTCATTATCATCTTCTTTTTTCATAATTTTTTTATTTTATTTAACCTCATTAATTAGAAAATCAAGCTTTCTCGGCTGCGTATTAAGCATATAATTTATAATATAACTCACTCCAAAACGATCGATCATATCATCTTTTGTTTTTGATAATATATTTTCTATAAAATCAGGAAAACTTATAGAAATTTTATCGGTTAATTCATAAGCTCCTTGAATTGTTCTATAGTAATATATCTCAGATTCAGAAGAAATTCCATTAAAGTTGTATAAATCACTTTTTAAAAATTTATTAACAAATTCCACTCCAATTCTTTTATAATTATCTCCATGAGTAATTGTATAAAATAATTTCTCTCTTTTAGCTTCAAACCTATAACCTCTTAGGGAATCTTGAGAATTAATTAATTTTAGAATTTTCTCAAAATTTGGAAGTTTTGAAGTATTTGATCTATATTTTTCTCGATAAAGATATGCTAATCTAGATATATAACCTTGATATCTACCATCTGCTAAAGACATATATAACCATTCGTCACTAAATCCAATTGAAACTGAATGGGTATCACTAATTATTATCTTTGTCATAAAATAATGAAACCCCACCCTGGAAATGAAAATCAAAACCAGGATGAGGTGTAGTATATTATGTTTATTAACCTTCTACTTTAGTTTCGGAAATATTATCATCAATGATTGTACAATCAATTAAGAGAATCATTGACGCTGCTGAAATAGAATTTTCAAGAGCTACTCGAAGAGATTTAGAACTATCTAAGATCCCCTCCTCAAGTAAATTACCATACTTTCGAGTCTTAGCATTATATCCAATTCCTGGTTTAGATGATTTAACCTTTTCTAGAACTACTTCTCCAGAAACTCCTGAATTGTCTGCAATTGTTTTAAGAATTACTGGAAGACTTGAGAATACAATTTCTGCACCCTCTACTTCATCTCCAACTAAAGATTTCCAGAATGTCTTATCTTTCTTCACTTCTAATGATCCTTTGTAATAGATATAACCACTTCCTAAAGAACATCCTTCAGCAATAGCACTTTTAGATGCTAGAATAGAATCTTCAATAGTTTGTTTAAGGTTCTGTTTTTCAGTTTCAGAAGCTCCTCCAGCTCTCACTACTGCAATACCTCCACTAAGATTTGCTACTCGTTTCACAAATTTAGTTTTATCATAATCTGATATTCCAGGATCTGTAAGTTTGGTGCTAAGAATTTCTACCCTTTCAGCAATCTCTTTAGAATCACCACCACCTTCATAGATAATACATGAATCTCTAGAAATTACAACTTTCTTAGCTACTCCAAGATCCTCTTTTGTTGCTTGTGTGACTGATAATCCGTTCTCAGGAGAAATATATTTACCGCCAGTTAAAATTGAAATATCTGCCATAATATTTTTCCTTGAATCTCCGAAATCAATACCTTTTACAACACAACATCTAATTGCACCTTGAAGAGTATTCATAACAAGAGTTGTATTTACTACTTCATCAATATCATCTACTATAAATAAGAATGGGCGTCCAGTAGGTACAAGCTGTTCCATTAACGGAAGAATTTGCTGTACACTAGATAATCTTTCTCCTACTACAATTACATAAGGATCTTCCATTACACAAGTTCCATCAGTAGGATTTGTAACATACTGTGGAGAAGCCCAACCACGATCGAGTTTCATTCCAGTAGTTACATCAATAGTAGTTTCAAGACCACTAGAGAAATCAGCTGTAATAATACCAAGCATTCCAACTTTCTCCATACATTCAACTACCAGATTTCCAATGGCCGGATCATTATTGGCTGAAATAGTTGCCACCTTTCTGATCTTTTCCATATCATCATTTACTGGAATTGAATTATTTTTGATATACTCAGCCATCCATTTTCCGGCCTTAAGCATACCAGATTTCACCTCATTTACATTAGCTCCAGTTCGTAATGCTTTTTGTCCTTTTTCACACATTTCTTTGATTAATAGTGAAGTTGAACTTGTACCGTCACCTGCTAATCTTTCTGTTTGAGCGGCAGCATTTTTTACAAAGATAGCTCCTGTATTCTGAAGTTGATTCTTAAATGAAATCGACTTAGCAACAGTAGCTCCATCTCTTGACACCTCTGGACCTGTAAATCCTGAAATACACACGGCTTTACCTGACGGGCCGAGTGTTTTCTTAATTGCCTCTACTGATTTTTTTACACCTTCAATAATTTCGGCCTGAGTTTCAAAGCCGTGATTAATAATTTTTCCTTCTGACATGTTTCGTTTTAATTAAAGTACTACAATAATTTCATTTAAAGTTATAACACGATATTCTGTTCCATCTTGAGTAAATGATTTTCCTGTGTTTGGATAAATCAAGATAGTATCACCAGGTTTTAATACTCCCTCGCTAACTTCTTCACCTACTCCAATAACCTCAGCTTTTTCACATTCACTCGCAGGAACAACAAAATTTCCTATCTTTTGAGTCATAGTATCTTTTTTATCTACTATGACCAATACTTTAGATTGAATTACTTTCATTTTATTAATTTTATTTTAAATTTTTACTCATATATAAGAAAATCACCCTTAGAAATCACCCTTTTTATTGATTTGGAGGAGAAAAAAGAGCCCAACCCACTATAATCACTACAGGAGGTTGGGATTAATTTTATTATGAATTTATTAAATTTATTGCCTATTAACCAATTGGAGTTAATAGAAGAAATGAAATTTATTTTTGCTCTTGTTGTTTGTAATATTCTTCAAGTTTATCAGAATATTTTTCTTTAAAGTCTGAAAATTTAAACCAATATGAATTATTATATAAGGATTCAGTATTTAATTTTTTATCTTTATTTAAGATTCTCCATACATTCTGGTGAAATAACCCATCTTCTCTAACATTTCCAATACTTTTATATATTTTTATAATCTCATGATTCCGATTAGTTCTTATTATTTCATTTCTAAATAACTTAACAACTAACTTTGGTAAATTATTTGTTTCTTTATTAAGATAGTATTCATCTAATTTATCTGGATATTCCCATTCATCTAGGCTAGTCCAATAATAATCAAAGTATTTACCTATAGCAGAATAAGATGTCCTTGTTTTATTACGATTTACTGCAGCAGATACTGAAGATTCAGAAAATCCATCTTTTATAACATCTTTTACTGAATCATAGATTTTATATATTAAATAGTCTTTATCATGACAAATAATCTTTTTACTTCTCTTAGTTTCTCTAGGAATATATTTTATTATATTAGAAATTGCTCCTTTTTCATAAAATTTTTGAATATTATTCGAATATAAATTAATAGCATCGTTGTAATACATCCAGTAATATTCTCCATATAATGTTTTATTCTCTATACTCCTTCTAAGATACTCTGGATTAAATCCATCTATTTTAATAGAGGATATTGTATTATATATTTTACAAACATTGAAGTTTTTATCAAAACATACTATCTTTGTTCCGGAATCATTATATTCTAATACAGTATTTCTTTCTAAAGGTGTTAAATTTAATTTTGGTAGATCTTTTAATGAATAAAATTCATTTAATTTTTCTGGATAATTAATTTTAAAATCTTCTAATAAAGAAAATTTATATCCTCTAGAAGTATTGTAATCTCCTTTTACAGTACTACTAACAGAAGTGTGATTAAAACCATCCATTTCAGTTTCTGAAATACTACTATATACTCTATAAACTTTATTATTTAAATCATGACAAACAACAGGATATGAGATAGAACGTATATATTTTTCTCTTAACTCAGCAGAAAGGGTAATATTATATTTCTCTATTACTAATTTTCGCTCGGATGTATATACTGAATTTACATTAATCATACAAAATAGAGCAGATAATATTTTATTATTATCTGATTGAATTCTATATAATAAAACGTGTGCTATTATATGTTCTAAAGCAGAAAGAAGTACGTAATTATAGTTCTCATCTTCACCTGACATACACCTAGGTAAAATATGATGTTTCTCTGTATAAAATTCGATTTTTCCTCGTTTTAATCCTCTCTGAAGGGCTTAATCTATTAATTTACAGTAATCTTCTAGATATTCCTCTTCAGTTCTCCCATCTAGAATCATCTCATTAAAATCTTTTTCATCTAGGTAACTACTATACTTCATCCCTGGATTTTCGGTAGATTTTATACCTTCTATTGGTTTAGATTTCATAATTAAAAAATATTTAAAATAATTATAAACCTCATAAGAATTTTACTAAAGGGAAATTTCAGGTCAATAAAGTTTGCAACCTTTACTAATCTTACTTTTTCCCTATTCTTATGAAATCTAAATAAAAAGAACACTAGATTAATTTATAATTTTATTTATAAATTTTTCTAATGTTCTTCATATATTAGGTTTTAATCTTCCTTAAAACGCAAAAATTCACTTTAAGGTCTATTAAATGGAGTTGGTCCAGAAACAGTCTGTCGTATATTAATATTGTTTCCTTGTTGTAGCCCACTTCCATGTTTGTATATACTCTGTTGAGCTTGATTATATTGAATATTATAGTTATTAATCATTAAATCTATATCTGCCTCAGAAAAACATCTTTTCTCTTGAATCATTCTTATATCGTCATATACTTTCTTTGGTAAACTTCTAAATCTACCATTCTGAAGTCTTATATTATAATCAATTATATTTGTTTCTCCACGTCGATTTTTCGTAATTGTTGATATTCCTAGGTTGTTAGGGTTGGGTTTCTCACCGCCCTTAGAGCGTGTTATAATAAAATCTACCACATCAACCTTATGGCTAGACCCAGCTATATAAGACATATCTAATACTTCTTGACTATATGCTCCAATTTTTAACTGAGACAATATAAATACTAACTTTCCCATTGCAGTTAACTCTGTAAGCTTATCATAAATATCTCCGAAAGATTTATACATAGATCCATCCTCTCCACCGTGAGCGTTTTTAAATCCCGCATCATACATTACTAAATTTAATATGGTATTAAATTATTAGACTATATCATCTATTTTTCATAGTTATACATTTAGTCGTTGAACAAGTAACTAATATTCCTTGATGCTGATTTATGTCTTACATTTTCCAGCATTTTAGTATAATTTTCTTAAATTTTATTATTTAAGCGACTAAGCAATTAATCGATAAACAGGATTTTATAATCTTTTGTTTTCATGAATTCTATATATTCATCCACTGAAATTTTTCCGGCAGGTAATATAGTTATGCTAAGATTATTTCCAATTATCTGACACATACTATTATAGATTGGCCCTATATTTTGAGATACTTCACTAAAAGAGCAACCACTAAATTGAGCTCCTAATCTGATAATAAAATCTTTCATTTTGAGATCCCCAAGGGCTAAGTAATGTACTTTATAACCTTGTATTGCCATATTCAATGCTTCCTGCATAGCCATTAAACTCTTTCCAACTCCTGGAGGCCTAAGCTAACTTATTGATATTCAATATGTTATAGACTATATCATCTATGAATGTTACCTTCATAGTTCTATATTTAGTCGTTGAACAAGTAACTAACGTTCCTTGATGCTGATTTGATTTGTTATCTTTCCAGCATTTTAATAGAATTTTCCTAGATATTATTCTAGGCGACTTCTCCAAATCGCAATTAGCCCGAGTTGTCCAAATTCATAAGCTCCGCATGAAAAGCAATTATTTATCCATTCAAATTTACTAGGTGCACCGCCTTCTGCCTGTTCAGCGATGATTGAATTAATATCTATTTGTGTAAATCCAATCTCACTAAAATTATCTAGATCAGCAGTAGTTTTAACATTTATATTTTTCACAAACTTAACATATTCTTCTGGATTTTGAGAATAGAGTCTGTTTGCTTTTTGAAGATTAACTGAATATATTACATCAGTTAAAATCTTTCTGGCTGGTTCAATTTGACTTTTTGTATATTTTTTCCATTTTATAATTTCATTCATCACCTCTTGGGTCTCTTGTGGAGTTTTCTGAGATCTAAATAAGATACTCCTAAATAAAGGCTCATCTATATTTTCTAGAGGATAAGTCTTTATAGCATCCACGAGTTGAGAGACCATACCATTTCCAGCTGTTTGTGGATTAGTCTGAAAATAATATTGAAGATCTAATATATTATTTTTAGCATCCTGAAATAAATATTGATTAAAACAGCTAAAAATCAAATCAAATACACTACCATTATCCATACTATATTTTTAAAGATTTTCTTCATTAATAACTATATCTTGAATATCACAATACTTATAGTAGTTATGTAATAATTCATCTCTTTGTTCGAATCCTTTTGTATATACCGGGATTCTTTTCGGTATTTTAGGTTTTAGTGCAAGAACGTTCATATTAGTTCCTCTTGCTGTTCGTCCTAGTTGTTGAAGAACCGATCCAGCGTTGATATTAGAAACTAGTAATATATTTTCTAATCCAGGAAGGTCTAGTGCTCTAAATCCTGCGGCGGTACTAGGAATTATATCTACCATTCCATTTTTAATATATTCGCATGATTGTTGAAGATCTAGGTTTGTTTTATTTCCAGACAAATCATAATAAATATATCCTTCGCCGCAAATTAAGAGCACTCTAAATACTCCAATAAAAAAGTTATCTATCCAAGTTGAAATAATATTATTTAAATTATTTATTGGGATATATAATTTAGGATATTTTTTTGCTATCTTTACAATCAATTCACATACTCCAGGATCAACCCAAATTTTTGACATTATTGTATTATAGACATTATTATCCTCATTAAAATCCTCTTCTGTAAATTTAATATTATTTAGAGCGATAGTATTTATATGGATACTATTTATTTTCAGACTAGTAGGCATTCTATAAACTAATGCTGGTCCGAAATATTTAATTAAGTCCTTGTTTCTTACTACTGTTTCCGTAATTCCCTGTGCAAATGTGATCATAACTCCTGAATCTCGATCTGCAGTTCCAGAAAATCCATACATAACTTCAGCATTCACTAGTCTATCATATATCCATTCACCAGAAGGATTAATAGTATACTCTACTTCATCTACTAGAATCCAATCGAATTTCTTAAGTTTCTCTTCCTCTAAAATACATAGGTCTGGATCTTTTATTTTCTTTTGATTTAGAAATCCTGAAGTAATTATACATCCAAGATCTCCATCTATTGAAGTTGGCAATTTACCCCCATCAAATCTAGATTCGTATCTTTTAACAATTTCATCTTTTGCTTTTTTTCCTGGAGTTATAACTAATACTTTCTTTCCGAGTTCATTATGTGCATAGTTTATAAGAGTTGCTATAGTTTCAGTTTTACCATATCCTGTATTAGTTTGAATAATCGCTCTCTTATATTTTAACACATGCAACATATCTTCATTTTGATAATCTCTGAGATTTGGAAATGGATAGGTTCGATAATAATCTGCAAATATTGTTCTAAGAATTGTATTATAATCTGTATCACTTAAGATAGGTTTAAATACATTAGCAATATAAGCTGCCCATCCCATTCCTAAGATAAAAGTATATATTCCTTTCTTAGGTCCGCATGATCTAGGGTTATCATAAAGTTTTGCTATTTCTTCAGTTGTATTCCAAGATTTCAACCAAGGGGAATACTTAGTTACTTTTCTTTTAAATTCTAAAAGACATTTTACACTAGGGTCATCAGTTTTTATTACTATTTTATTTATAGTATTATCTATCGATGCTGTTATCATTTTATTTAATCCATTGTAAATTATTTCCAGCCCTAAGTTTTCGTTTCATACATTCTTCTGGATCTTCTCCATTAGATTTTATGATATTAATAGGGCAATAATCTATTCTTTTTCTTATTTTTTTAGCCACACTCATAGATTTTTCAGTATCATCTAAGTAACATAAAATTTTTTCAGGAACGTACTCACTAAGAAAATCTAATTGATAATCTGATATAGAACTTCCCAAAACTGCAAAAGGTATATAATCAGGTGCCATAATTAAAGCAGCTATAGCATCATATACCCCTTCCACTACTATTATTTTTCTTAGACCTTGACCATGATCTATTACATAAGGAGGCTTTGCTGATATTTGTGGGAAAAGATATCTAATTTTTGTCTTTCCAGAAAATCTAATCTGGTAATAAAATACTTCCCCATGATATTTAAATGGCATTACTACATTTCCATCAACAAATTTAAAGTCTAGGAGTTTATAGATGTCGTTCATAAAAGGATGTCTACTCATTAGATAATCATAGCCTCTTTGATCAAAATTATCAAATTCATTCCAGTATTTATCTAATGTCCATATAGGATCTTCTGTAAGTTTAACTACATTTGGATGACCTGAATATCCATAATACAATGACATAAAATCAGGTACTTTAAATGATGTATCAACTTCATCAGACACATGTATATAGGCTCGATTACATACAAAACAAGTACCAACAGTTAAGTCAGTTTTTATATATAATTTATGTTTTGTATGTCCAGAATCTCTACAAAATGGACAATGAATAATATAGTGTCCTGTTGAATTTGCATGAGGTTCTACTTCTTCCATACTAGATACTCCATAAAAATCTTTAAGAAGTTCTTCGAAGTTACAAAACACTAATACACGTCCATCTTTTAATTTTACTTCTTTATAGTCTACCATAATTTTTATAATGAAACTGACATGATAAAATACTTTCCTTTCTCAGTCCATCTTCTTTGATTGTGAGGTTTTCCATCTTTTCCTGCAATCATTATATCTTTTGTTAATCCAAGAGTATCATAAGGGGCTTTAAGAAACCATTTATTACCTTGATGAAATATTATATTTTTTGATTCTAGAATATTATATATGTCTTTACTAGATTTACATAAGTTTAGCCCTTTTGTAATTTCTGTCATCGTATATAAATTCTCAGATGTGGAGATAACTAGGTTTGCAAAATTTACTAAATCCTTTTGAGTATCTAATGTATTCTTTAAGTAGATTATCTCATTATTAGATTCAATTAATTTTTGCTGAATATCTGTATAGGCTTTCTCAAAAGATTCTCTATTTGAATTAATTACAGAATAACCATTAATTATTATTTCTTTTATTCTCTTATTACACCAAATAGCGAATATAGGATTTAACCATCTAGCAAATTCTAGGGCAACATCTTCATGTAACCAGGTACCTTGTTTTATTCCATTTCCATAATTACCTTTAATTACTACTACTAATTGTGATATGGGAATTCCCATATCACTTTCTAATGCTTTTAGAAATTCTTTCGTTGATTTTTGTCTATACCAATCTGCAAATAATTTTCCAAAGGGTTTAGCCATTTCGGTTGCATTAATCATAGTTCCATTACCATCTCCTCTTAATGAAAAATTGATTTCATTATTATCAAATTTAAATATAAAATTTTTATCTTCCATAAAAAATTATACTCTTGAAATAAAAATGGAATCCCTTAGATAAAATTCTATGAGATTCCAATAGTTTATAATACTTTATTTATTTTTTTCCTCTTTAGTTTCAGGTACTGATTTTTCTTTCTCTTTTTCAGCCGGTTTTGTTGGAGTTGCTGCCGGTTTTTTATCTACTGGCTGCGGTTCTTTTTCTTTTTCCTTATTACAAACACAAGGATCTTGATTACACTTCGGACATTCTTTTGGTGCAAAACGTTCAATAGCTTCATCAAGGGATTGAACTACAAAACCTACTGATCCTGATACTCCTGCACACATATTTATTTCAAATGGTCCTGATACAATTAATGCTAGTTCATTGTAATCATAAGAACTTACTAGTAAACTTAGAAATTCATTACTAGGCATAATATCACCAGAAACAGAATGTGCTGGGATAGTAATTCGTTGAGTACCTGATAAAGGTAAATTAATTTGTGATTTTGTTCCGTTATAAACTCTCATAATTTTTATTTATTAATGTTTTCTATTTTATTTTCCGGGGTACACAACTAACTCCGGATTTTCTCAATTATTAGGGTTTGAGTTCTCAAGGACTGTGTTTTTATCATCGGGCTCTTCTATAAATACTAGAAGATCAATTTTAGGAAGTGCACAAAGAAAATGTTTAGATTCAGTTTTTTGAGAATTTTTCTTTTTAAAGAATCTTTTCTTTTTTTCTTCGATTACTCTATGCACTAAAATTCCAGAGATTAGTTTTCCCGTATTTACTATATGAATATTCCATCCATCAGTTTCCGGAAATTTCATTCGAAGAGCTGATAAAACTTGATACCTTACTATAGCATATTTAGATTGAAGAGTAGCATCTTTCGGAAATTCTGTAACCTCCAAAAGATCATCCACAAACATTTCTAATTCCGTTCTTAATTTCGGATCAACTCCATCAACAATATTTACTGGAGAACCTAGATTTATATTAATATCTTCTAAAGGAAATAAATACTCAGGAGAATCTACACTTAAAACTAGATTCTTATTAAATATTAATGAAGTATCCACAACTTTCTTAAGTGGTTTATGAAGTCTAGACACATTCTTTTTAAGGGAAAATTTACTAGAACATTCAGATCCAATTATATTATCCTTTATATACAACATTGATTCTTTGGATAAAATCAAATCACGTCCAGATAAGAATATAACAGAACAATAATTTCCAGCAAAACCAAGAAGATAAGGAATAGTAAAGCTAGAGATTACAGATGCTGAGTTAATATATCCGCCGAGAGGATTAAAGCCAAGTAAATCTATTGCATTTTCCTTACAGTAATTAACAATATCATAATTAAAATTCAAAGGACATAAATCAAGAGAGACGAATTTAATTTTCTCTTCAATAGCTTTTTCTATGGCTTTGAGATCTTCGGCGGTCTTTGGATTCTTTACCCCAAACTCTCCAATTATTTTATATTCCCTAAGTTGTTTAATAGTTTCTTTAATAGTTTCCAGATTTTTAAGAACTACTTCAGAATCTATCAATAACAAGTCGACTTTCTTTCTTCCAAGTTCAAGAAGATGCCCAAGGAGTGCTCTTTCAGGATTATCTAAAAAATCAATAGAAGTGATTAAGCTACTTTCTGAAAAACTCTTTATAAATTCAGAAATCAAAAAATCATTATTAGCTGAGATAGATGTATGAAAATAATCAAAAGAGTATTCATCTTCAGGATCTACCCACGGTTTAATGGTCATATTCGAAGTATCTAACCCTACCCCTTGTACTTTAAATTTTGTTGATGTTGTTGTCATAAAATAGATATATTAATTATGTTATTAGATAATGTTTCATTTTTCTCAGGGAGCCAAGAGATATTAATTATTGGTTCTTTTTCAGAATTTAAATTAATACTGTTCTTAAGAAATACTGAATCCTTAAATACTTTACAAGCTCCAAGTAATTCTAAGAAAATAGAAAATACAAATCTCATATAGTTCTTATTTCTTAAAAGAATTAACTTTATTATAGTATAATCTTGATAACTTATTTCTTTTAGATTTACTGGCTCTTCTGTTTTAGTATCAATAACTTTAAATATTGATTTTGTATCATAACCTTGAGTATTGAAAAACTTAACACAATTAGGAGAATTATCTAATTTTAATCTTTTTGTTTTTCTATTAGAATTTAGATTAAGAATATTATATCTACTAAAATGTTGTTTATCATAAGGAACAATTTCAGGAAAAAGAATCTTATAATTATTAATTTCTATATTATTCTTTCCTGATACTACTCTATACTTCTCTGATAGATTTACTATTTTTATACCAGTCAAATTCGGAATAGATATAATTTTTGGATATCCAGGTACCCAATCTAAAAACCATATATCATTTCGACTTGGAAGATCTAGTTTACTTAAGACTTTTTTAAATTCCAAGTAATCATGAGAATAAGTAGCTAAATGGTAAATGCTATCAATTAAGAATAGTTGTAAATATCTATCACTAAGAATATAATCATAAAAAGATTTTATATTCTTTATAATAGTCTTAATTAATTCTTGTTTTTCTGTTTTCTTTGTAATAGAGTTACTACATATTCTACAAGGAAGATAATAAAAATCTTTAATTAATGTAGATAATGGACCTCTATATTTATTACATCTAAAGCAAAAATTATCAAGATCTTTTTGATGTGTTAATTCAATTTCACAATACTCTTGATAACTTAAAAAATGCTCTTCGGATAGATGTTTTTCAAATTCTATTGGATCATTACTTTTGAATCCACACCAAATACATTCCATTTATTTTAAATTATATAATCCTGTATCAATAAATTGTTGTTTTAAATCATTAGCTAAGATTTGCATATCGAGGTGAGCATCTTTTGCACATCTTAAATGAAAAAATCCTTCATTCTCTAGAGTATCTTCTTCTGGCTCTTTTATAAAATCTTCAATATAACCAGTAACCCCAACAACCGATTTTAAATCATTACAAAGACCTCCACGAGCTTCTTCTGGTTTAAGTTTTTCTCCTTCATCTGTCGTAGTTTCATAAAGATATTCATTCTCTATTTCCCTCCATAATCTATCTCGAGATGCTACAGTTCTGTCATAAACAGTAAGATGATCCCACAAATCTTGTCCATCTAGGTCTAAAATATAATTTCTGGGGAGACCTGTTAAAGAATCTACTGTATTACCTATGTTATTCCTTACTCGATAGATCCATTGAGGCAAAATATAAGTAAGCTCCCCTCCATAGCGACCTTTATTATATCCTACATATCTAGTTGATTCAGCAATAAAACTCATTATTCTATGCCTAACTAATTCTGTCTGTATACCTCTAGAACAAACCCATACAGAAGTAACTCTATGATAATGATATTCGGTAGGTTCACACCAGTATTCATTCATAAAATCTTCCAGTTTCTTCTGATAAATAACTCTAAGATTAGTAGTTAGATAACAATGATTATTATCATCTGAATAACAAATTTTTGTATAAGGACTCGTTGTTCTTTCTAATTCTAGCAGAAGATCTTCTGTTCCATAATTTACAGGAACATCTAGATATACAGTTCCAGAATTAAAAACAGCCCAATGACCGCGATTATAAAGCATCTTATCAAATTTTTCCCAAGAATCTTCAGTCATTCTATCTTCACTTAGATATGCTATTCTTCCAAGCTTTTCTACATGTTTCATTAATCCATCCACCCCAGGTTCTTGAGGGAGAATGGATACACTTGATTTTACGATTTTCATACTGTTTTATTGTTTAATAATTACATCTATAAGTTCTTTAAGGTTCTAGAAGAGCAAAAAGAAGACCTAACACCTATTTCTAAGTGCTAAGTCTTCTGAGTTTTTAACCTTGGTTATTACTCAATTCTGTTGTTACTTTTTGAATTTTCTCCTTAATAATTTTCTTGTAATGATAGTCAGGGAATCTCATACTTGTAATCTGAGTACCTCCCTTTTTTGTAGTGGATATAACAGCAACTGGTTCCATATATCTTGTCATTACATCGATACATTGTTTGTAAACACCAATTAATTTCTTCTTTGCCTGTTTTTCTTTTCTACTCAATTTCATTTTTACAAATTTTTTAAGTTATTATTACATTTATAAGATTTTTAAAGGTTTTTGAAGGAAAGAAAAAGAGAGGGAATTTTATTTTCCCTCCCTAGTGTCCATAATTCGCTTTCTAAGATCTTCTGTTAATTTAGAATACCCAAGTTTTTCTTCTAATTCAGTTACTTCTTTTTCTATTTCATTTAACATTTCATCTGTCCTTTCTTTATTTTCAAAAAGTAATATAAGTTTTCTCACCTCTCGTATTTCATCTACAATTTTACGATACACATTAAAAACAAGTCCTTGAAAAATTTTATCTCTCAATAAATTTAATCTATGATAAGCTCTTGCTCTTGACAATGTTTCTTTTTTATTGGCATTCATAAAATCCTCAACCTGTTTTATTTCATCCAAATAAGATAATAATTGTTCTTTAGATTTTGTTTTATATTTATCTTTTTTCCCAATTTTTTGCTCTATAGAAGTAATCTGTTTATTTAATTTTCTTCTATTAATATCTTCTATTTCTTTTTGATTTTCAATATCTTTTGAATAGCTTTGAATCATTTTATTTATCACTTTTTCTTGCTCTTCAATATCTTTTTCTTCACTAATATGAATGTTATCTTTAGAAGTAATATGCCAACCTCCACAGCATGTACAATAATAAGCTCTAGTAGGTTTCTTATTTCCTGTAAAATCCTCTGAGTTGAATTCTATAAATCTATCAGCTTCATCTTTACTTTCAAATAACATCTTAGCTCTATTAGCTAATGGACAATAAATTCTATTCTTTTTTGGTTTCATAATATTTTAATTTATATGTTTTCATCATTAATAAGGCTTTTAGATTTTCCTTGAGATTCTTATATATGATATAAAAATAATAATAAAATAAAATAAATTTAAAACAAGAAAAAATTATGGATCCTTTATTTGGAATGATTTTTTATTTTAGTATAGCTATAACAATTAGCTTTATTTGTAGTGTTCTTGAAGCAACATTATTAAGCACACCGACTTCATTTATTCAGTCTAAAATCGATTCTGGTTCTAAGGCAGCAATAAAATTTATGAAGCTGAAGAATGAAAGGGTAGATGATGCTATCTCTGCTATTTTAACACTAAATACAGCTGCTCATGCAGTAGGTACAAGTTTAGCTAGTATAGAGGCTGTTGAGATTTTTGGAATGAAATATTTTGCAATTATCTCTGGAATAATGACTCTATTAATACTAGTACTCAGTGAATTAATACCTAAATCAATTGGAGCACATTATTGGAAAAGAATGACCTCAATTACAGCTAATATATTAACTTGGATAATTTATATAACATATCCTATAGTCTGGATATCAAGATATGTAATGGCTATATTCTCACCAAAAACAGAAGAAGCAACTGTTTCTCGAGAAGAAATATCTAGTATGGCAACAATTGGAGAACGAGAGAAAATATTTACAGGGAGAGAAAGTAAAATAATTAAAAATCTACTTGCTCTTGATAAATTAACTGTTGGAAATATAATGACTCCTAGAACTGTTGTAAAATCTTTCGATGCTAATACTTTTCTTAAGGACTTTCCAGATGAATTTGAATTTTCTAGAATACCAATATGGGAAGATACTGAAGATAATATAATTGGAATAGCATATAAGTCAGACATATATCAAGATTATGATGTTTATCTGCCAGGGTTAACAATAAAACATACAGATTACGATTCTGATATTATATTTATTCCGGACTCATCTAGTGTTAATGTATTGTTTGAAAAATTTCTTAAAACTAAACAACATCTAGCAATAGTAGTAGATGAGTATGGAACATTTGTCGGAGTAGCTAGTTTTGAAGATGTTATAGAAAACTTACTTGGAATAGAAATAGTAGATGAAACTGATACTGTTGAAGATTTACAAAAATTAGCAAAAGAAAAATGGGAAGAGCGAAAAAGATCTATGAATGGTTGAAAAATGTATTATGGATAATAAATCGCCAGAAAGATAAGGATTATATTAAAATCAATGAAAAGATTAATATCATCAAGAAAAATATATCAACTGGAGAGATTGATTTTTATCCACAAATAACCTATAGGATTGGTACTAAAGTTAAAGTATATATTCCTATAAATGATGCTTGGATGTTTGATTGTGCTGAATTTATTGGGACAGTACTTGGATCTTATATTTCTAGTAAGAAAGAAGCAATGTCTGATAACGATATAACGTACTTAATTTATGCAGAGTATTATGAAGTTGCTGGACGTCGTAAATACTTGAATAAAGTTTTTCAGATTAGTTCTCAAGATTGTACAATTTGTGGAATCAATGAAGAAAAGAAGAAAAAAGGAATATATACAGTAAAAGATATGTATAATGATATAAAAACATTTTGTAATAATAGTTGCATTTTATCTGATGAATGTAGCGAAGATTGTCCATTCTACCATTATGAAGCAAATAAAACTAGGAAGAAACATTTATCCTGATATTGAGTTATCTGAAGTTGATAAGTTCTTATTTCAGTATGGAATAAAAATGGGATTCTTATTTGATGATGGAGTAGAATTCTTTATTCCAGATCATATAATGACCAAAAATTATCCAGGGGACTTATCATTTTATCGGGAAGGTTTTAATAATCCAGATCTAATATTTGTAATATCTTTTGGAAAATTATTATTTCTGGATGGGGTTACAGAAAAAGAATTATTTAAAATACCAATATATGATTAGTAAATGGTTTGAAGTTAGTGTTGATTTATTTAATATAATTTTTGATACTTACTGGAAAAATAAAAAATCTTGGACATATGATAATATTATAGAAATTCAAAATCCAAGATCTATCCTAAGTGATCAACCATCTGAAAGATTATACTTAGGATATAAAATAAATATAGAAGATTACAAAAATGTTTTCACTAATTTTCTTAAGATACATACTATAGAAGCTCTTAAGGAATCAGGTTGTACAGTTCCTAATACTTACATGTCTATATGTATGATAACTAGTTTAGGACCTGATATTATACCTCTTCAACATGTGGATAAGCACTATAAGATTGTACTAGATACATGTTATGGAGAAGATCCACATCATCAACTTGAGAGTTTCTTACAAAGACCATTAACATCTTGGTATGTAAAAGAGAATGATAAATATATAATTGGAGGAGAGTATCCAGTAGAAGATAGGTTTATAAGATTTAGGTTAATTGATTATACATCATGGAAAGAAATGATTGAAAAATATCAAAAAGAAGATGTATTATCCTATCTTTATCCAGAAGATGATATTCCTAAAAAATTATTAATGTTATCAGATCAGAATCCCTCAAAGCCTTATATGTGAAAAGATAATAGATCATAAGTGAAATGTCTACTCGAAGAAAAACTCGGGTAGACTTTTTATTTAAAAAAAATAAGAATATGGAAAAAATTATTAGAAAAATTAAATTACAATTAAAGGCAACAATAACTAGGTTTATTTGTTGGTTAAGTTATGGAATGGGGTGTTATAGAAGTGTATCAAATACCCTAGAGATTTATAGAAGTTATACATTCGACAACTTAAAAAAAGAATTAAATATATTACTGGAGATATATAGCCTTACCGAACTTGATTGTGAATATCTTAAGAAAATAGTATCTGTTAGGGCGTCTTCTGGAATTCTTAGATTATTGGAAATGCATGAAAATAAGAAAATGCAAATAACCTATAATCATCTAGAATTAAAGAAGATGATTGAAGACACTTTGGGTATAAAAATTGAAGAGATGGATTGGGGTGAATATAGATATCAACAGAAACTAAGACCATTGTTTTTATGGAATATAGGAAATGGTGAGAACGAAATAAAAAGAAAGCTTGAATTGTATAACATAGTATTATTAGTAATGGAGGAAGACTAAGGTTTTCCTCTTCATTTTTCTCCTTGAAATTCTTATATATGAAATTTAAATTAAAAAATATGAAAAAGAAATTATTAACATTATTAGCGTTAACAACATTATTGTTAGTAAGTTGTGAATCCGTTGAAAAGGTCGAAGATGTTAGTTCTTCAACAACAGTAACAATTAATCTTCCTAAAGGCGAAAAGTTTATAGATCTTAAACCAAATAACAACTCTTTAATAACTTCTGATACTTTAGGAAATATTAATGTATACTTATATTCCCCTACCAATAAAAATTTAATATTAATTTATAAAATAAAACAACAATGAAAAAGAGAACATTAATATTTTGGGGAATTATAATCATAGCTGTAGCATATATAGTATTTGTATTTATTTTCCCAGAGAATAAAAGAACTGTATTGTTTGGAGGAACTATGGAAGTAAAAGTAGAACCTGGCCAAAAAGTAATAACAGCTACATTTAGAGGAACTAGTTTATTTTATATGACTGAACCTATGGACTCTGGATATATACCTAAAACAAAAACCCTCCATGAAAAATCCGGCCGTGGTATAATCGAATCTGAAGTTAAATTTATAGAAAGAAGATGATAACGAAATATAATAGTAGAAATCGAGTATTTAGTATAACTCTCTCCCAAGAAATAATGGAGAACTACTTAAAGAAACGCGGATATCAAATTTCTACATTCTCACAAGTAGCTAAGGATTTTGGATATACGGCCGGAGAACTTATGGAGGAATTAAAACTATATCCTAGTACGTTTGATTATAAAATAGCATACCTCCCAGAAGAAAAAGAGGAAGTATATCGAAAGTTTATAAAAATTATAGAAGAACGAAGAGAAAGAGAAGATACTAAATATTCTTCTGGAGGAAAATGGTTTTGGTATAACTGTGCGGAACTTGATCTCTTAAATCATATAGTAGATCTTAAAGCGAGAGCAATTATGAAGTCTGAATTTATAGAACGTATTATAAATTATGATTGAAGCTATAGAATTATTAACAAAACTAGAATGTGAAATTGATTTATTAATTAAATTATTAGGATATGAACAGAAATAAAAAAGCGTTAGTTATCTTTCATAGGGTAGATTTTGATGGAACATCCAGTATGTGTATAGCAGTAAAATCACTATACAATGAAGGGTACCAAGTAGATAAAACCGGATATAATTATGGAGATGAAATTCCAGAAATGTATGTAGATAAGAATGGAAGACCCTATGACCTGATCTGTATGGTTGATATAAGTTTCCCTCCTGAAATTATGTTACAGGTTTGGGAACACTATGGAGATAACTTTATATTCATAGATCATCATGTATCATCCATCGAAAGTTCTATACAAAATAACTACACCGGAATTAAAGGTATTCGTGAGATTGGACCAGCTGCTTGTGAATTAACTTGGAGATTTTTCTGTCCAGGTCAAGATATTCCAGAATTTATTCGACTTCTTGGAGTATATGATACTTGGAGAAAAGATGAAGTTGGAGAGGATGATTGGCAAGATGTAATACTTCCTTTACAGAGTGGTTTGAAATTTAAATATGGCTTAAATCCTGATACGTGGCTCTATGAATTTCCTAATCTATGTTTCTGGGAAGATAGATTGACAGAAGTAATAGAACTTGGAACTATTCTTAAACAAAATCAGGATAAAATTAATAAAGGAGTAGTTAAATCATTCTCATTTCCCGTTACTGTTGCTGGAAAATATAGAGGAGTTTGTGTAATAGGAACTGCATTTTCAAGTACAGTCTTTAATTCTGTCTTAAATGATTATGATATTTATATAGTATGTAATCGAAGAGATAAAGGAGTATATAGTATATCAATGTATAAAGAACCTGATCGAATTCCAGAATTTAGTTGTGCTGGATATAGAGGCATTATTTTTGGACATAAAAGTGCTGGAGGTGGTACTTTAAACTTTGAACAATTCAAGACTTTAATAGAGGATTGTGAAATTTAAAACTTATAAGAACCAAGGATTTTATTTCCTTGGTTTCTTTATTTTTATTGTAACTTATTTATGAGGACAAAGGAGCTTCCCTTATATTACACCCCTTATCGCTACCGCTAGGGGTGTCTTAGAAAAGAAACATTGAATAAGATATATAGGAATAAACTCAGAAAATGAAGATATTTATAAAGATTTTATATTATTGATTTTCGCCTCCTCAAGAGGCGAATCTAATCTAAATATTAAAGTGGAACTTTTTTCATCATATTAATATATATTACTATTTTGTATTTTTACTTTATTTAAATGACGATTTTGCTCTTCTTATCCTTTCAAACTCTAATTAATGAAGAAGGGAGACTCCTATGTCTTCACTTTTATGTAACTGGATTCTGTATTGAATTAAAAAATAACAATTAAAATATTAAATAGTATGATAAAAAGATTAAATGATTACATTGTTCCTAGAGGGATAAGATTTATATCAGAATTAGGAACAAACTTTAGATTTTATAAATTCCCAGTAAAATGTATTATTAATAAACAACTCCCTGGATGTGGATTTACTGAATATTGTCTTAGAGGTCCTGAAAATGTAATACTTTGTTCTCCCAGAAAAATGTTATTAGAAAATAAAAAGGATCAACATGGTAGAGATGTTTATTTAGTAGTGAATGAACTAGAAAAGGAATTAATCGTTGATAAAGATCTTTCCAAGGTAGATAAAACTAGATCTCAAGTATTTATGGAAAAATTAGATGAGATGGTTAATGGGAAAAATACTGTCTATAACCGATTAATGAATGAAATTAAAGATTACCTAAATGAGAGAAAATACTTAGGAGATAAACCATGTAAAATTCTAGTTACTTACGATTCTTATAGGATTGTAAAAGATATATTAACATCTTTAGGTATATTTCAAAGTTTTTATACTATTATAGACGAATTTCAAACCATCTTACATGACTCTAAATTTAAAAGTAATACAGAACTAGACTTCCTTTATCACTTACATCAATCTCACAGTGCATTATTTGTATCAGCTACACCCATGTTAGAGGAATATTTAAATATGTTAGATGAGTTTGATGGCTTACCTTATATTAATATGGATTGGGGTAAGGAGGATCCATCTAGGGTATTAAAACCTGCTTTAAAGGTACTTAGTATGATGAGTGTAGGAACAAAACTTCCTGAAATTATTCAATCTTATAAATCTGAAAATTTTGAAAGTGCAGTTCGAATGATAAATGGATATCCTACTAAAATAGTTAGTGATGAAGCTGTATTCTACGTAAATTCAGTTAATCATATTACCAGTATTATAAAGAAATGTGATCTCCAACCAGAAGAGGTAAATATATTATGTAGTGATACACCAGAAAATCTTAAAAGGATACAAAAGAAATTAGGAAAGAGATTTACTATAGGAAAAGTGCCATTAAAAGGAGTTAAACCTAAAATGTTTACCTTTTGTACTAGAACAGTTTATTTAGGTGCTGATTTTTATTCTACATGTGCAAGATCGTTTATCTTTAGTGATAGTAATATTGATTCCTTAGCTGTTGATATATCAGAAGACTTGCCTCAGATTTTGGGTAGGCAAAGATTGTTTGATAATCCTTGGAAGAATGAAGCTACATTTTATTATAGATCTACCTGTGATTATAGAAAGGTTAGTCAGGAAGAGTTTGATAGAGAAATAGAAAGAAAAAAGAAGGCTACTAACGATTTATTATCTGCATTTAGTACTGCATTAGATGAGGCTAAATTAACATTAGCTGAAGCTTATCAAACACTTGCGAAAACTCAAAATTATAAAGATAGTTATGTAGCAGTAAATGAACATCAAGGTGGTACTCTAATTCCTGTACTTAATAATTTAGTATTAGTAAATGAGATTAGAGCTTTCAGAATACAACAAATAGATTATAAAGATAGATTTACAGTATTCTCTACTATCCATAATACATTATCTCCTGATGATATAATAAATCAGGAGGTATCTGAATTTCTGAGAGAATATCAAAAATTAGGAACCTTTAGGAGTAAATTGAAATATTTATGTGAATATGGATTTTCAGATGAAGTAATAGGAGTAGTGTTAGATCAGATAGGGGAGCATGATAATATTAAATCTTATTATATATCATTAGGTCCTCGAAAACTTAAAGCTTGTGGATATAACAGGTATGACATAGAAAAAGAGTTGGGAGTAGTAACATTTTCCTATGAACTATTAGAGTCTAATATTTATTCAGAATTTAAAGTAGGAGATAAATTAACATTATCTAGTATAAAAGATAGGTTAGGTTATTTATATTCTAGTATTAATTATGATGCTACACCAAAAGCAAAAGACCTAGAAAATTACTTTGAGGTAAAGGAGTATAAATCTACTGAAGTTGTAGATGGAGAGAAAAAAAGAGTAAGAGGTTATGAATTATTATCTAGAAAGGAGGTGTGTTAATTATGAAGTTAGGTAAATTAATTTCTAAAGCAATATCTTGTATAGATTCTTATATTAATCCACCAACAGAAAAAGAATTAAAAGATAAGCATAAGACTGAGTTTTATGTCTATATATCCCAATTTCCTGGATTTATGGCAATGAATATATTAGATGAAATTGAGGAACTCGAAATGGATATTTTATCAGAGGATTATTATAATATAAGAGCTGGAAAAACGTGGAAGGTTCTTATATTATATCAAGGAACTTCAGATTGTTTGGGAAATATAAATAAAGTTC